TTTATTATGAAAGGAATGGTGGTTACATGAGTAACACAGTAAAAGTGCAACGATTGAATAAAGTATTACACATTGAAAAAGACTTCTTAGAAAGTTATCTGAATGATGGTTTTGATCAGATCGGCGAAGAAGGAAAGATCATCAAACGTGCTACTGGCGGCCGCAATGTTACTGTATCAGAGCATAACGCAGCACTTGATCGCATCGAAGAACTAGAAGCGGAATTAAAAGAGTTAAAAGCGCCTAAAAAATCTGCAGCCAAGTAGGTGATCACATGCCTTATATAGATGTTGATTACTATAATAACGATTACGAAGGGACTCAAGTCTCTGATGAAACGTTATTAAAAAGAATGATAAAAAGAGCCAGTGAGCAGATAGATAGCATCATAGGTTACAAATTACAAGGAGTTGACTTCGATAAAGTTGCGCCTTTTATTCGTGACCAGGTTAAAAAAGCGACTGCTGCACAAGTTGAGTTTTTAGCTATCAATGGTATCACTTCAGCTACAGTTAGTGAGGGAGGCGGCGGCTTCTCTGTTGGTTCTTATTCTGAGAATGGGATGAGCGCAGGTGTGGAAGATGGGCCGAGTCATTACGATAGATATGCTATTACTGTTGTGGATTACCTTAGACCTACAGGACTTCTTTATGCAGGTGTGAGCGTCTATGGCTAAACCAATCAGACGTTCAATATTAATTCATACAATTGAGTATTTAGAGTATAAGGGTGAAGACGATACTTGGGGTGGAAGTGATAACTACGCACCAGCTGTAACGATTGAAAGGGTTCGAATTGAACCTAAAAAGACATTTGTATCTAACGGTAATGGAGACAGTACTGTAATGCAAACAATGTTATTTCATGATGCAGTACATTCGACACCTGTTACTTTCAAGGAGAAGTCCAAAGTCATATTTAACGGTAAAGAAATGACCGTTAGCAAAGTCAGTGACTTTTATGACCGAAGCAGATTACACCACATAGAGGTGTTGCTAGTATGATTCGTTTGAATATCCGAATTGATACACCTGCTATCGAGGGGAAAGTAATGGAAGCAGTTGATAAAGCGCAGTTCGCACTAGATCAGCAGGTGTTGAAAGATAGCAATTACTTTATCCCAAAAGATACAGGCGAGTTAGAGAGGTCGTCTATTCGTTTCAGTAGACCGGGAGAAGGACATATAGAATGGAATACACCTTACGCGCGGAAAATTTATTACGGAGTTAACTTTAATTTTTCGAAAGATATCAATCCTAATGCGCGAGCGCTTTTCTTTGAAGAGGCTAAAGCTAGAAACGTAACGGATTGGGCAAGAATCGTAGAAAACGAGATTAAACGGAACTTATAGGAGGACAAATATGATATGGCTAATTGAATCGGTCAAGAAGCATTTAACCACTACTTTGCAGCCGAGTGTCCTATTTGCTCCTATAAAAGCTGATTTATTGGATATAGGAGTAAATGATACACCGCGAAAAAGTATTGCTATTAGGATGATTTCCTCTGCACCAGGAGAGCAATATTACGAAGGCGAAATCATCAACAAACAAATTCAAATTCTTGCGAAAAGTAGTAATCAACTGGAAGTAAACAACACAGTTGAATTTATTACAAGAGAACTAAATAACGTTCATAGGCGTGTTTTCTACGCTATAGACGGCTCCTATACACTAAGACGTTTGAATGTGTATGTGGAGCCTAATTTTGTTGAGAAGACAGCAGCAAATGAATGGATATATACTGCACTTTTTAGTGTGGAATTAGAAATAGGAGGTAATTAATATATGGCATATCTATTGAATCATCTTTATAAGTTCGAGATCAATGTAGGAACGGCGGCTACTCCAAAATGGGCTGTTATTGCTAAAGGTATCAAGTCAGTAGATCCCGACAACAATGAGGAGGTAGAAGAGGACTTTTACTACGATGGAGGAGGTGCTTCAGAACGCTCTGTTATTGGTTTCATGATGACTTATGCCTTTGAAGGTCATCGTTCTTATGGTGATGAAGCTCAAGACTTTATCTTTAAGAAAGTTAACCAAATTGGAGACGCTCGTAAGACTGATTTTAGAGTGACTGAGCCAAACGGCGACAAATGGGAAGGCCCTTCAACTATCTCAGAGATCAAAGTTCCCGGAGGAGACGCGAATAGCAAGGGTGAAATTGAGTTCAATATTGCTTTTGACGGAGCTCCAGAGTTTACAGAGAAAGCTTCTGCTTAACCTTCTGTTCATGCTATCGAATTACATTGAGAGGGAGCTTGTATTGATTCCCTTCTCAGTGGATAGCTTTTTTAGAGTGATAAAAATATATTTTTAACTTATTCGAATAACTTAAAAACCTCGACGGAGGCAAATATAAAACCAAAGGGAGATAACCATAATGACTAACGTAGTAGAAAACAAGTTTCAATTTAACTTTGAGAAAACTTATAGAGAGATTGATGTAGCAGGAAACCTTTACAAAGTGAGCTTTGATGATGAGTCAATGTTAAAGTATCAAGAAGGTTTTGTGGCTTATGAGAAGAAAGCCAAGGAGTTACAGGCTGAAGAAGTTGATATCCGTGAAGCTACTCCAGAACAACTACGTGATATGAATGCAAAGCAACGTGAGGTTGTAAAAGATGCTATCGAGATATTCTTA